TGGGTAAGCCATAATGCACGAACACCGAACTTCTTCACAAGAGCAATTCCCATCTGAGTCTTTCCGCTCCCTGCGGCACTTCGTAAAATGCCATACTTGCAAATCGAAACCATTTCGACGGCATCCTCTTGATACTCATAGAGAGGAATTTCTGTGCTGCCATAATCAACCTTTACCGGGTCAGCGAAATCGCTTATGAAAACAGCTTCATTCTTTACTGACTCCGGGAGACTTCGCAGTGTTCCGAAGGGAAGCACCAAAGTGTCTCCTCGTTGCTCATACAGGCTCAAGACTTTAGGTGTGTCACCCAGCCAAAAGTGCATACGAGCTTTTTTCGCATATTCAGGGTTCGGTATCGTGAGTTCTTTCTTACACCATTGAATGACCTCAAGAGAGGGATTCTCGATTGTGACGGTGTTTGATACGGTTACTTGCATGTCTTCAACCACATCTCTAAAGGGATACCGTAGTGTGTAATGAGGTCTTTACCGATAGAGGATTGAGTCAGCGAAAGAGCTATCATCAAATCGTGGTCTATCATGTAAATGTCCTTATTGCTTAATTGCAAAGCAAACCAACCGTAACCGTTCCCACTTTGTTTCCACAGCGTCATAGCAGTATGCTGATTGCTCTCTATTCGTGAGAATGGGAATGTATCGTTGATACACACCTTGCAGTCTATTAGATACGCTTTTCCATTTCGTACAGCTATTACATCTGCTGGTTGTCCGGCAGAGTTTTGTGCGAGATTATGCGTCCAGAAGCCCTCTTGAAACAGGATTTCGCAAAACTCTGTTTCAAATTTATTACCGAGTTTTTTATTTGTCGAGTGTGACATTCTGCACCTCCTTACTAATCTTCCTGAATGTATCAATTCGATTTTTAGTCTGTTTCTCTGTCAACCCCATTTGCTCTATCCTCTTATTCTGTAATACATCTGTGATATAGAATAAAATCTGATTTACGGCTTCGGGTGTGTAACTTGACTGAATAACTTTCAGTAACTTACGGGTTCTCATAATCGAAGGTGGATTGAAAAAATTCTCCAATCTGATAATCATTTCGCCCTTCTCATAACGGATTGTTATTTCATTCGGTGGCATTGTCATTCGTCTCCTCATACTATTCAAATGGCCTCAGCACACTTCTTGTGTGTCAGTCGGATTCATGCTCCTTTTCCTTTAGAATGTTGTCACATTCTTCGAGAATCTTCATTGCCTTCGGGTAGGTGTAGACACCTCGAAGAATACTCGACATCATGGGTGGCTGAACTGCTTGGCCTCGCTTTTGCAGTTCAAGAATCAAATCAACCTGTGTCACTCCTAATGCGTCCATTCTCGACTTAATATCATTCACGATTTTCCCTCCTTTCGTGGTGCTAATTATTGTCAAATCCTCTTTTCAGATTCGATATTGTTATTGTAATTCTTATTCTTATAACTGTCAACACCTAAATCTGAAATTTATAATTTATTTTAAGAGGAAATAAAAAAGCCACCCCTGTAGAAAGAAGTGGCGATATTCAATGTTTCGGATTTGCTCTCATAGTAGAGAACTCAGTTTAACCTACGTCCTTTTTTGGCGTTTCGTAAGTGAGAGCCTGTGCGGAATCACTCAAACCAGCAGTGGTAGGGTCTGTGACAATACCGAGTAGTGTCAGTATACCGAATACAGCATTTACGACAGCCAACAGCTTGCTACCCAAATCTCCCAAATCGAGAGTGAAACCAAACACCGATGCAACGACCTGTACCAACAACAGAACTGCCGGAATCAGAGCCAACCAAAACATCTTGTTTTTAATTCGTACTTTCCAATTAATCATAGTATGTGCCCTCCTTAGACTAATCTATTAACCGCCGCCTGTACCGAGCTATAATCATAGCCAGCGGCAGTTAAACGATTTTTACGGTCTTCACCGTTTCCCCATTTACCAGCAAGAACTTCTCTTGCGATTTCTGCAACCGATTTGAGAGTTGTACCGCCTGAGACAGCAGACCCTGCTTTCGTAGTTACAAAAGCGTCAAAGCCAGCCGCCTTGAGCTTATCAACTTGTGCTTCGGCATTTGCTTTTACCGAGTAAGCCCCTGTCTGAACCTTGTAGAGATCATCGACCTGTACCATATAGGTATCGAAGCCAGCGTCCTTTACTTTTACCAGCATAGCGTCAGCATTTGCTTTAACAGAGAACGCTCCTGTCTGTACACAATATAGAGTGTCGCTGGAAGGTGTCGAAGGAGCAGAGCTTGTACCAACCAATCTCTTTGTAACCTCTGCCGCCAAATCTCCGAGACGATTATACAGCCAGTCTCCAGGACAGCTCTTGTTCGCAAACCAGCGATGAACCGTGATAATCATTTCATCGGATTTAGGAGAGTAGTTGAGGGTCTTGTCCTTATCACCGAACCAAATCAGCTTGCTCTTTCCATAACGCTTGCAAATATCCACGCACAGCTCGATAAGTGATTCGTACACATTACCGTTCATCGCATACGGAGCGGTCTTGTCAGAAGCACACTCGATGGTAATAGCTCTGTGGTCGTTTGCACCGCTGGAAGAACACCAGCTACGGTCTTTCTCCTCTACGCAGAGGGAAATACGACCATCAGTACCTATACCGTAGTTACAACTTGCCTGTCTCGAAGGGCTTATGAAGCACCCACAGATACTCTCTGCGGAAAGCTGACCTACAACACAATGAGGGGTGATTCTATCGACACCCTGTGTGCGAGGACTTGTCTTGTTTGGGGAAATGTTTGTGTAGGTTGTTAATGAACTGTTACTCATTTTAATGACCTCCTTCTTGCTCATAACGCACATCCTTTGTATTCGATATAGGCAAGGCTGCCACATCTTTTACAATTTTCTCGGCTGTTCCGTTACCACCTAACTTTTTGTAAGGTACATACAGATATTCGTGAAGATTCTCGTATTCATCTTTCGTTATGTACCCACGATTAATATAACTTTCTCCAAGATAACAAATGCGGTCGTGTCCGAGACCTTTTAACATTTGAGATTCTGCACTACACTTAGTATCTTTCCTCTGAATGAGGTATGTGATAAAAGCCCAAAATCCAGTACTTGCGAAGATGGCGACAACAATACTTCCGATTAAAGTCATTTCTGATACCATTATTGTTGTTCTCCTTTACTTTAATAAGATAAAATGATTTTAATTGGTATGTAACTGTGCCCAGCCACGCCAACTATCCTGGCAAGTATTTTTCCACATAGTTTTATTGGTTGAAGCACCGTCCCAACCAAACGCGAATGCAACGCCACGAGCTGCCGACCTCTTAAATACGAGAACGATGCAATGTTGCGTTGGCAAATCATATGTTGATGTACTTGCACTCTCGTAAAAATACCACATTGCACTACCAATTGTCGTGTTTTTCCAATTAGCCGTACTTCCGCCCAATAACCCATTCAACATACCATACACCGCTTTAGCACTCGGATATTGGGTATCGGTTGAACTACTTGAAATGCTAGTAACCTTGTTTGATGTTTTTTCAAATGTGTCGTACACCGCTTTAGCACTCGGATATTGGTCGTCGGTTGATGAACTTGAAATACCAGTAACTTTATTTGATATTTGTTCAACCTCGGTTTCGCATAAATTTTCACAAAATCCAAAAACTTTTTCATGTGACATATTTTAATCCTCCTTTTTATTATCCAATAATGAAATTAGTTGCGATAGGTAACATTGCATCTGCCGCGATTGTTCCGTTCTTTGCAATCAATTTGATGGTTCCCGTGCTTGCGCTAACTTCAAAAACACAAATTGTTGCGGTTCCGCTTGAGATAGCTGCAGAAGTGAATTGGAAATTCATCGCAGGCTTCATCCACGATGGCAATGTGCATATCGTTGTATCAACAGCAGTAACGCCCTTGATTGCTCCGCGCAAATGAACGGTATTACCAAATTTACGAAACGCTGGTGTTGTGGTATTGTCAAAAGACGTTCCAGCTTCAAGCGTAACATCATTCCAGTCAGTATCTGAACTCAATCGGTCGTTGATTTCAGTCACGCGCTCATTTATTGCAGTGATTGATGTCATTGCTGCCGTTGTGTCGCCAACAACAACAGATTGCAACACAATAAAATCTACACTTTGTCCCGCGGTCAAATCCTTTGTCAATTCGATTTCAGTATTGTCCGTGATTGTGTAATCGACACCCAAAACGGCAAACAAACGATTAATTCGAACCAATAACACGTCTTTGTCCTCGTTAAACGACGCAATGTTGATTGGAATTGTTGTTTCACCGTCAACCAACGTCGTATATTGGGATTCGTACTTGACGACGGATGTTGCCACGGTCAATTCTTCTGTCAGAGTTGCAAACCACGTGTCGAATGATTGCTTTTGAACACTTTCGTATGAATCCATTTCAGCTCGATAGTCCGTCTGTATAGTATCGATGATTTCATCGCCTTGTAATTTCAGATTATCAGTGTAGTCCACGAAGCCGTTGAACACACTTGTTTCTATGTCCTCGAATGACTGTTTCTGCAAATCAAAGTAGTTTTGAAACGCTTCGTATAAATCTGTTCCATTTTCCACCATTGACATGATGGTATTGAGTGCTTCATTCATTCGGTTTGCCTGCATAGCTCCGAAGAACGATTTTTCTTTGTTGGTATAAACGGTCACATCTTGAAGCGAAATTGTACCATCGTTGTTGTCAATCTGATTGTACTTTTTCAGACCGCTCCAAACAGCGTCCGTATAATCAACAGGTAATAATTCCCATGCCATTTATATACCCCCCTTCATTCCAAAATTCCATGTGAATGTCCTCCTTCCGTCTTTCTGATTTGATAGTTTATCGTAGAGGTCGAGGATTGCTCCCTCCAATCGGTTCAGCTCTGCGAAATCCATAATGTTTCCATTTGCTGTATACGAGGGAGCAGTACCATAAGACCTCTTGATACTATTATAATTGATGGTATTCAGATTTTCCTCAAGCTGATTGATTTCGTCAGCATAGAAGTAATCATTCGGAGTTCGGTCTGTTCCGAGAGCATGAATCGTGAAATCGTCATACATTTTGATTGCCAGCTCCCTGAGATATTCGAGGTTATTCTTAATTCGATTGAAGTCTGCCGCATTGAATCTGTCTCCAACATAGAGACCTTCTGAATCAAGCTCATAATGCCAATCGGTTTTAGGAGTTTCCCACATAATTACCCTCCTATCCTTCGAGCAGTAACCTTGCCCGAAAATGATTGCTTAAATTCGAGTGTCTGACGGTAGATATTAACCTTCATACCATCGCGAAACTCATTTTCTTGGTACACAATATCGTTTGAATCTATTTCCGGGTTTCCACGAGTGTTGTACTCATATTCCATACCCGAATTGTAGTAATCACTCAACCACTGTGCCAGTTCTGTTGCCATAATTATATCGCTTATTAGAGGATTTTCCCACTTTACGGTTTTACCTCGTGCGTTCAGAGACATTCGAGCATAGCGTTCAACTATCTTGTAGCGATACCCCAATATATCAAGCCTGTACGAGCCTGTTACAGAGAATTGCACAGTGATATAGTAATTTCCATAGGCTACGATAGAAACACCGCTTGCCGCTTCATTTAGGGTAGCACGAAAGCCATAAGAAGGTTCACCGATGTAGAATGTTTCTGTCTCCCCGGCTACAACCGTTATTTCCTCACTTATGAGAGTGTCTTCGGCAGTACCACTCTGATAACTGTAACACGGAACGATAATCTCTTTTATGAGTTCCTGTTTGATTGCTTTAGGAGAGGAGGTCATGTCTGTTCGTGTCATTGTGAAATCTGTTATATCACCGAAAGCAAAGTGATTTAATACGATACGGTTGTATGGCTCTTTGGTTTTTGTAAACTCAATCTGCATAGTGTCAAAATCGTCAAAGTCATTTAGGATAATCGTTGTCTTATGGATTTCATCAGCACCAGCAAAATATTCTGTCACCAGCTCACCATCATTGTAGGTGCGTATTGTGAAAGCATCAGGGAGAGCATGACCGAAAATGAGCTTTACACC